CCCAAATAAGTGGTGGTGGGGAACAAGATCCGTTAATCGCCCTGAAGGAACAGGATCTCCAGATTCGGGCGCAGCGCGATGCTAATGAGATGGCAGTCGATCAGGCTCGTTTGGCTTTGGATGAACAAAATGCCACTAATACAATGTCCTTGGGTAAAGAACGCATTGCTTCTACCGAAGAAATTGCCGCTGCTCGTATTCAAGCTGCTCGCGAGCGTGAAATTCTGAAACAGAACTCCAAAGAAACTATTGTCGTAGACCGGGAAAATAGGAGATAATCATGGCCGCTGCGAAAAGAAACCAACCTTCTGTCGGCAAAATTGCTAACGGAGAGGTTATTGGCAACCAAGGAACTGTCCCCTATAACGGACCAAAAACTGTAGCCACACCTAATACTCAGACAGGTATCGTAATCAAAGGTACCCAGAAAGGTGGGGGGAAGGCACTTCGCGGCACTTCCTATACATATGATTAAGGAGAACTTCTATGAATGAAGTACAACATTGGATAAAAGGACGGTTAACAGAACCGTCTACTTATGCAGCGGCAAGTGTCGCAGCGATAGGTGGTTGGGTGTTGACTGCACAGATGTCCTGGATCTGGGTCTCACTCGCTTTGGCGGCGGTTGCTGTCATAATGCACGAAAAATCATAGGCAATGGATCTTAATGGAATCAGGGTTTTCGTTAATCAGAGACTACTGGCACCAGGTGATGGGCCTGTTAGCTCTGGTTGTTGTAGCCGTAAAACTTTCTTCTAGCGTCAAAGAACTCCGTAAAGATGTCGATGATATTATTTCCAGAAATACATTTGTGGAGACGACTAGACTCAGGGCGCAAATAGATGTGCATGAAAAACAGATCAGTGCTTTGTGGATGTTCACAAATAAAATTAGAGATATGTTTAACGGAGGTTCTAAATAATGCCCATTGCTGCTCTTTTGCCCAGCCTTCTCCCCGTAGTTGGAGATGTCTTGGACCGATTCTTTCCTAATAAAGAGGAAAAGGAGCGAGCAGAAAGAGAAATAGCGGCAAAGTTAACTGAGCATCTGGCTAAGATTGATCTTGCTCAGTTAGAAGTAAATAAAGCCGAAGCTGCCAGCAGAAATATTTTTGTAGCTGGCTGGCGACCTTTTGTGGGTTGGACATGTGGGATGGCACTTGCTTACACCTACGTGATCCAACCCATACTTATTTTTGGATTGGCTCATTATGGATATTGGGTAGACCTTCCTCCACTTGATATGTCCACCATGATGCCGGTTCTTTTGGGAATGCTGGGCTTGGGAGGTCTTAGAAGCTTTGAAAAGTATAAGGGAATAAGTAAGTGATATGGACGGTATTTTTCTTGCGGAGCATTTACTTAAATCAATCCAGGAAAGGAGCCAAAGAATCACAGGTATGGTTCTGGGAGGGAATTTAAAAAATATGGAAGAGTATAAGCAACTTGTTGGTGCATTGGAGTCTTTAGAGTATATAGGACAAGAATTAAGAGATATCTTAGAAAAGGCGGACTAATGACAGATACAACCGTTTCTATAGACGAAGCGCCACAGGGAAGTACGGTTATTTCTTTTGATAAGGCTTATGTAAACCCGGAAGAAAAAATTCTTGATCCAGATAAGTTGGAGGAAAGTTCTTTAGACAGGCTTCCGAAACCTACTGGATGGAGACTTCTTATTCTTCCTTATAGGGGGAAAGGAAGAACAGAGGGAGGAGTTTTCCTTCCTGATCAGACGGTCGAAAGAGAATCTGTGGCAACGGTATGCGGCTATGTTCTTTCGGTAGGGCCTCTGGCCTACAAAGACGAAGAGAAGTTTCCTACGGGCGCGTGGTGCGCGGCCAAAGATTGGGTGATTTTTGGGAGATATGCGGGTGCTCGTTTTAAGATAGACGGCGGCGAGGTTCGTATCCTGAACGATGATGAAGTAATAGCCGTAATCCAGGACCCTGAAGATATCCTGCACTTTTAACATGGAGAGAACCCATGCCTGAACCAGAACAAAACTCTGTAGACCTTCCTTCTGAAGGACAATCAGTAGCGGTTGAGATAGATAGAGATGATACTTCTTCTGTTACAAATGAAGTTGAAGGTAGTGAAGAACATGAGGCATATAGCGCCAAAGTTCAAAAACGAATAGATAAATTAACCAAAAAAGCTCGTGAAGCAGAAAGGCAGCAACAAGCTGCAATTTCCTATGCTCAAGGTCTTCAGAAAGAGAACAGCACACTTAAAAGCCGTGTCCACAATTTGGATGTGGGTTATGTAAGTGAATATGGAGACCGTATCACTTCTCAAACTGAAGCCCTTACAAAAGATTTAGAAACCGCTATTGCTACAAATGACACCAGTCAACAAGTAGAGCTGAACAAAAAACTGGCTCAATTGGCAATTGAAGAGGAGCGAGTTCGAGCGGCCAAAGCAGAACAGACCCGGATGCAGGAAGCTGCACAACAGCCACAAGCAGCAGCTCCTGTTCAACAAGCGCCTCAAGTGCCGGTCAGACCTGATCCCAGGGCGGAAGACTGGGCGTCAAAAAACAAATGGTTTGGAGAAGACGATGCTATGACTTTCGCGGCATTTGGTATTCACAGAACCTTAGTGGAAGAGGAAGGCTTTGACACCAGCACTCCTGAATATTATGCTGAGATTGATAGAAGAGTTCGTGAGGCTTTTCCGCATAAGTTTAATGCTGAAGAACCGGTTACCCAACCAGGAGCACGCCGCCCTCAACAGGCCGTAGCCTCTGCCGTTCGTTCCAGCAATTCTGGACGCAAAACAGTAAGACTCTCTCCCAGTGAAGTTGCGATAGCCAATAAACTTGGAGTGCCACTTAACGAGTACGCGAAATATAAACGCTGATGGAGAACGACATGACTGAGAAAAAAGTTGATCGCACTCCCCGCGCTGCCCAGACACGGACGGCTAAAACACGTCGGAAGCCTTGGCAACCACCGTCTATGTTAGACGCACCTCCACCCCCGGCTGGTTTTTCTCATCGCTGGATTAGGGCTGAAGTGAGGGGATTTGATGATAGGAAGAATATTTCTGCCCGTATGAGAGAGGGGTGGGAATTGGTCCGTAAAGAAGAATACCCTGATTTTGAAGCTCCTACGATGGATACAGGTAAGTATGAAGGAGTTTTTGGTGTTGGAGGATTGTTGTTAGCTCGTATCCCTGTAGAAATTGTTGACGACCGTACAAGTTACTTCCAACAGCAAAATTCGGAAGCTATGCAAGCGGTGGATAACGATCTTCTAAAGGAGACGCAACATCATTCGATGGCTATTCAGAGGCCTGAACGTCAATCGCGTGTTACGTTTGGTGGCCCTAAGTCAGAGACTTAGAAGCTACTGTTTTAATTTAATAATTGCTTTAAGGAGCAAATGGTATGGCTAATCTCAATGGATCATGGGGTTTGAGACCTATCGCTAAGATGGGCCAGAACTCCAATTCCACTGGTGTTAGTGGCTACACACAATACGAAATTGCCAATGGCAATACCAACGCCCTTTACCAAGGTCAACCTGTTATCCCCCTATCTACGGGGTACATTGATTTAACAGGTAATGCTGCGGGAGGGACTGTTGGGTTGCTTGGAGCTTTTATGGGTTGTGAATACGTCTCTAGCACAACTGGAAAACCTACGTGGTCACAGTATTGGCCCGGATCTGGGGCTGACAGCAATCATCCAGTAAAGGCTTGGGTCGCAGATGATCCAAATCAAATATTTGTAATTGCTACCGATGCTACGTGGACAAGCAAGGCAACGGCGAGAGCCGCTGTATTCGCAAACGCAGACTTTGCCACAGCTACCAGTGGAAGTACTACTACTGGTATGTCGTCTGCTACATTGGCTGTTTCTACAATTGCCACCACCAATTCCTTGAATTTGAGGATATTGGGATGGGTTGATGATGCAGCCAATCAAGATTTCGCTGCCGCTGGTATTGGTGCTTTGGTACGGTTGAATAACCAATTCAACAGTCCTAACGGATCTGCTGCTGGTGGCACCGTAGCCACTGTTGGCATATAGGAGGGTTGAATAATGGCTATTAGTAGAGCACAACTCGTCAAAGAGTTGGAACCCGGTCTTAATGCCTTGTTTGGTTTGGAATATGACCAATACGCAAGAGAGTACGAAGATATCTTCAATATGGAGAACTCTGATCGTGCTTTTGAAGAAGAGGTCATGTTAAGTGGCTTTGGTTCAGCGCCAACGAAGACTGAAGGTACGGCCATCACTTATGATGACGCACAAGAAGTCTACACTGCTCGTTATACAATGGAGACAATTGCACTTGCATTCTCCATTACTGAA